CCAGGAAACCGATAATCAGCGCATCAATCACCCATTTATGGTCAGCAATAAAGTTTATGATGCCTGCAAAGTGGGAGGCGAACGTAATCATCGGCGGGATTAGCATCAGAAAATCACCCACCAGCTTAATCAGCCCGGTTACCAGCTCAGTAATCGCTTGTCGGTTTTTATTAAAGGCATTGAGTAAGCCGCTTCCAAGTGAACTGGTTAAGTTGCCAAAGGCGGTCAATATCGGCCCGATAAGCGGTCCGCCTATTTTTATGAGGTCTGCAATCAGCGAATCTAAGCCATTGACGAAAACCTTAAGTCCCTGGGCCATCTGGCCGGTGAAGAATTCGCTGACAGATCCGAAGGCATTGATAATCATCTCAGCCTGTTGCGCCATAAAGCTGCCGAAATTCCCTAACCCTCCGGCTACACTGCCCATAATCGGGGCCATTGTCTGCAGCAGGTCAGTAATCGCCGGTGTAAAGTTCTGGAACGCCTGGACTAATCCGGTGGCAGTCTGGGTGGCTATCTGGTTGAATTCCGGAAGAAAAGGTTTAACCGTCTGGTTAAAATCCGTCTTGATGCTGGTCAAGGCATTATGGAAGCTGTTTTTAAGCGTCTGGGCGGAGTCTGAGCCGTATAAACCCAATCCTATTACCGCGGCTGTCGCACCAAGCATGGCGGTTCCAACGATAGCGAAGCTCGCAGCGGCTACTAAGCCTAACGCCTCTGTAGCAAGCATTGTGCCGCCGAGCGCTAGTCCTAAAGGCTTTAAGGACTTCTTCATGGAGGTCACGCCGTCATCGAACTTTGCCGAGGCCTCTTTCATCTTAAGCTGGGTCTCTTCAGCTTCATCGCGTACTTTCCTAAAAGACCGGGTCAACGATTCCGTATCGCCGGTGAATACTACCCTCAGCCGCTTTGTGTCATCCATTTTTTGCCCTATCCGCCTCAGATTGATTTAGTTGATTCTCTATATTCATTATGTCTATAAACCGCCTAACAGTTGAGGCGGGCTGAGATGCTAGCTCGCTCGGCGTCCAGCCGAATTTTTCACATAGCCGGTATTCAATCAACTCGATTGGCGCGGTCTTAGAGCCGAGCAGCGCCTTTGTGACCCCGGCTACGAAGCTTTTTTTGAGGACTTGCTCTCCTCGATTTTAGCTCCAAGCACCGTGACTAATTGCTCTATATCCGGTCGCTGCAGCTTATCCAGATTCTCCTGGGTAATCGGCAACACATTGCCGTCTTTATCGTCCAGGTTCCAGCCTTTGATGCAGGCCAGCAGCATGGCATCGACCTCGTAGCTGGCTTCACCCTCTTTAGAGGTATTAAGCAGCTTTTTCATATCACCCCAAGCAAGGTTGGTTAATAAATCAACCCAGTAGTCCGGGTTGCTGTTTAAAGTAACTTTTTCAATCTGGTCATCGTTAAAATACGCCATGTTTTCTCCTTATACTGGTATTATCTGTCAATCTCTCGAACTGTTGACTTGACATCTACTGTCCGCTGTGGTATAAGTATTTCTAAATATATAAGGAGCATGGTCAAGAAATGAGCAAAAGTAAAAGTAAACCCTCGTGGAAGTTGGTAGTTTTCATTTTTATTGTATTGATGATTATATTGACTCTGGCAAACAGCGGTAATAAAAAAGCCGCCAATAACCCAGTAGTAGCGGCCAATCAGTCGCAACCGGTAGCCAACAAGCAACTGCCAGCAATCGGCCAAGCCGTACGTGATGGTAAGTTCGAATTTACACTTACCAAAATAGACTGTGGTGCAACGTCTGTCGGCACGGGCTATCTTACAAAGACAGCCCAGGGGCAGTATTGCCTTCTGTCTATGTCAGTTAAGAATATTGGCGACCATTCCCAAAGCCTGATTGCCAGTAACCAATACCTCTATAATGCTACCGGTCAGCAATACTCGGCTGATGACGTGGCTACGATGTATGAATCACCCGATAATAATGCCTGGTATGACAACATAAATCCGGGCAATAGTGTTACAGGCACTGTGGTTTTCGACATACCTAAGGATCAAGCGCCCGTGACGGCATCCCTCCACGACAGCCTTTATTCAGGTGGGGTGAAAGTTAGTCTTAAGTAAGGGTCTAGTAGTTCGAGTTGCTATTAACCTGGACGATGTCCATGGTCTTGCTGTCGGTCTTAGAATATTCACCGACAAACGATAGGTTCTCAACAAAGAAGTCATCGAGGCCAGTATTAACAGAGAAGCTATTGTAATAGGTCGAATAGAAGTTAAATGCGATTTTCTCCTGTGAGGTGCCTGAGCCGACTCCGAGGAAGGTGATTATCTTAGAGGTACCCGGGTTGGAGTAGTAGTTATCCCGATCAGTGGTGCTCTCGAAGAACAATGTCATTTTGCCGGAGACTTCGAAGTCTTTCTGGCCGATGCGGGTCGCGCTGTTCTGGCCTGATTCGAAGATGACCTGCGAGTTATTCTTAATCGTGAAGTCAAAATCAGTCAACGGGGTGGCCGCGGCCGAACCAGCGTTAGTGAAGCTGGAGCCGGACTGGTAGGTGTAGTTAGCCCAGCTGAATAGGGTGCCGGAGGCGGTTGAGCTGGTGCCGGAAGCGGTCGTTACCGGGAACAGCGTCTGCATCGTAGCTTTGGCGGTCGCCAGGCCATCGGATACTTTTACTTCCAGCGAATCGACGGTCGAGCCGGTAAACAGTTGCCGGTCGGTGACGCGGTCATTGTAAATACTGAGCGAGTAAGGCGTATTAGCCGAAGCCACGACATGGGTGTGCTTCTTGACGCTGCCGGATACGACGGTGCTGGAGGTCGAGCCCATGGCCGCGGCTAGGAAGTATCCTGATAAACTCGGGTCCAGATTGAATTCGATATCACCACTGCCGCTCTTTTGACCGGCGACGGAGCTGAAGACCTTATCGCGCATTGCATAACTGGCGGTGTTCTCTATAGGCTTGTGGACGCCTTCCATAGTATTGGCTGTCCAAAAAATGTTATCGGTCATGGCGGCGGGAGTCCCGAAGGTCGTCTCTACGCCTACGCCGATCCAGCCTTTCCTGCTTGAGTTAAGTGACATCTATATATTCTCCTCTGTCTTAATAATATGTTTAATCCACATCCGGGTTTACTGCCCGACTTCTATCTGGTAGGTGATGGCTGCTACCCGCATATCCGGGTCCGGCGCCGTAGCGTAGCCCCACTTGATATTCACCGGTTTCCCGTAGGTGTTGGCATTGGCATTGATGGTCGAGTTGTTATTCAGCCGGGTAACGATATCATCGACCAGCTTACGCATCGTCGATTCGACCTCGGCCTCCTTATTCAGCCTGTCCGCCAGGCACAGGATATTGAAGCTGAAACTGTCCTTATTCCGTGAGGTATCGGCGAATTCACCGGCTAAATCGGTGGAAGTGACCACAACGGCCGGGTAAGATTCGAACTGGGTAGCTGCGTAGTCATAAACTGAGCCGACCAGCGTCGAATTCTCAATCTCGCTGACAATCTCGCCCGAGTAAAAATCAAAGCCCTGGTAGCTCATGCCGTCGCCATCCTTATCAGCTCATCAGCCGCCTCATCCATCTGCTTATCGACGTAGGGCATCGATTCATCGATTGCCGGTCTGAAGTAGGGCTGGGCCTCCATACCGCGGGTCCAGCGAGCGAAGTATTTAACCCCGCCGCTCTCAAACACCATGGCCTTGGCGGTTTTAGGGAAAATCAGGTGGGCGCCGTGGGGGTCGAATAAGCCGGTGCCCTCTTCGACGTAAACACCGTATTTTTCATTAACGGTGGTCATGGCGCCGTAAGTGATAGGCTCGGCGATAATCGAGCGGGCCAGCGAAGTGCTGCGCTTGGGGACTTTACCCATCGCCAGCCGCCGGACTTGGGCCGCCGAAGCCAGGGCGGCTTTCTCGACGACCCGGCGCGTCGAATCCTTGGCGACCTTGGTGCCTTTTATCAGGCCGTCTAATCCGATGATAGTGATACTCATTGTGTGTCCGCCTCCGCTACCAGCTCGTAATGCGGCGCCACGATATAATCGAACCGCTGGCGACCCCTGACTATAAACTTCTCACCAGTACCGGAAACTGTCAGGCGGTGGCCTTCGGTGATACCGCTGGCAGAGGTGAATATCTGGTAGGTCTTAAAGAACATTCCATCGTTCATATTGGCGAATTCCTTGCCGATCGGCTGGATATTGACGGCTATCGAAGAATAGCCGGGCAGCGGCATATAGACGAAGTTGACGCCGCTAGCCGTCCGGTACTCGACACTGACAAACTTATCAAACAGCACAATCTTAGCCTCCTGCCGTCCGGCGGTAGCCGCCCTGGTCGAGCATCATCTTGGCCTGCTGGATATAAATCGAATCGACCATATTGGAACCGACGCTGCCGCGGAGCTGCCTGGAATAGCTGAACGAGCCCTGTCGGACTTCCTGGGCGCCCATCGGATTTAAACGCCGGGTCAGGATATCGCGCACCCATAAGTCGCAGGCATCAGCCAGGTCCGGCGGGGTAGCTGAAAAGCCGCCGGTATAGTCAATCTCATAGTAAGTGTTGGCATCCTTAAGCGTCACTAGCTGCTGCGAGCCGCCGATCGACAGCGTACCGACCCCGGCCAGATATGAGCTGGGATAATTTACGTAAGTATAAGGATAAGGCACCTGGTAATATTGCTGGCCATTGCCGGATATCGTCAGGCTGGTCGAGAAACCGCCCTTAACTAAGCGTATGGCGCTCACAGAGCCCTGCTGCAGCGGCCGGACGCGTGGGAAGATGACCAGGTCGCCCGCGGCCGTAATGACCGTCGGAGCCCGCTCTCCGCTGACCGTAGTGAATAAGAAGGCATCGACCTCGCAATATGATTGTATGGCGGCCGTGGCTGTGCTTATAAAGCCGGAGATAGTAGCATCAGCCCAAGGCGTGACATCAATCTCAGGGTTGCGGGCCTTGAAGCCCGATACGGTTATAAGGTTTTGGATGGCGTAAGGCGGATACATAATTTCTCCTTGCTGATTAAGAGCAAGCCGGAGCCCTCCCCAAGGGGAAAGAGGGCTCGCGGCTTAATCTCAAGGACTAAGCCATGCTGAGGTTGCCGACAGACAGCTGGAATACTTCGCCAATCGTCTTTAAGACGGTAGTTTCGTATACCCGGCTGACTATGCTGTGGTTGGAGGTTGGGACATCGTAGATGCTCAACGCTTCCAAGTCTTCCATCTCAACCCAGTTCTGGCCTGAAGCGTCGCGCACTGTTAGCAGGTAGGCATTGCCACCGGCATACCGTGAGGTGATGACTTCAATCAGGTTTCCAGTTACAGGGTTAACAATCCGAGCAAGTCTCTGACCGCCAACCGCATTACCTTGGTCATCCATGGTGATGCGCTGTATAGAGCCAGTCCCAGCCAAAGCGTTGCTCAGGGCCTGGTTCTGGACGCTGGAGGCGATCCAGTGGGTAGGAGCTTCCGCTCCCTTCTCGAACAGAGTCTGGGCGTAGTTGCCTACACCGGACGCGGTAACATAGCCGCCGCCGCCGTTCTTGACGTTGCTGGTGATCTGCACGAACAAACCGTCAAAATCGGTGGAAGTGGTGGTGGCGTTACCATTCAGGATCAGGTTCTCTTCGCCGAGCATGACTTCGACGGTCTTGACCTGCTCGAGCTTGGCGCGGATGTCTTCTAAGCGTCCACCGCGGTTAGCGGCGATCTGCTGGCGGCCAATCTCCACATCACGGCCTAAGTTCTTGTAAGACGCGCTTACGAACACGTAGGTCTGGGTCGTGGCGTTGGCGGTAGAAGCATCAGCGAAGCTGACAGCGGTATTGGTACCTGAGCTGGTGTTGTCCAGGCGGGAGGTCAGCTTATTCCAACCGGCAGCCTGGCCTAAACCTTGGGTTCGGGGCAGTGCGGCACGGATTGGAGCCGTGGTAGGAACTAAAACTTTGATGACAGGGTCAAGGTTCTCCGGGGAGAATATTGACCTAACGGGTGGGTCGAAGGTGTAAGTGCTTTGGGTGACGGCGGTTTTCTTAATCTCGTCTTCAACCTGGGCTACAACTTCTTCTGCTGTTTCACTCATTGTGGTTAAACTTTCTTGAATTAATTGGTTACTATTGGTCGCGCCCGTGAACTGCGTTTAAACAGCTCGGCAGCCAGGTCAGACCGCTCAAAAGCGGTGTACTTATGAGGGTTGGCTTCCATATCGGCGACTTTCTCGGCCAGCTCATCTTTAGCCGGAGCATCGTCGGCTTTATCCACGACAGTGTAAGCGGCTTTGGGGCCGTTACCGGCTGGCTGGCTCTCTAACCTGGCTAGGCGGTCTTCTAGGGGTTTTAGCTGTTCCCCTACTTTACCGGCTACTGCTTCGGTCAAAGACTTGAGCAAGTCGTCCTTCGTAGCATCTAACTTCTGTGCGACCATCTTCTCCAGGTCAGCGGGCCGGTCGGCTAGCTCCACTACCTCAACATCATCACCGCCAGCGGCTTCAGCTACCTCTTCGGTGGCCATGGCTACCAGCGCGGCGCCGACTTGGGCGACGGCGGCCTTTAGCTGGGCGGGGACGGTGCTGTTATCACCCTCGTATTGGGCTTCGAATTCGGCGCTCTCAACAATCCAGGTCAGGTTATCAACGCAGGCGGCTAAATCGGCAACGGCATATAAGCCCTTCTTTATCTCGGGCTTATCGGACTTTTCCGGTTCCTCGGCCGGGGTCTCTTCGGCAGGTGCAGGCGCTTCAGCTGGTTTTTCCTCAGCTGGAGCCGGTTTTTCAACCTTAGGCTGCACTTTGGCTTCGCTCTTCGGCTCTTCGGCCGGAGCTTCCTTGGGCGAGTCGCCCACCGGGTTTTCGATTGGCTTGCCGGTACTATCACGGGTATCTTCACCGTAGACGGCTTTTTCTGCTGTTTTAGGCATCTGCTTCTCCTTAGATTGCTTACTCATATCCTTATTGTCATCTGATTCGCTTGAACGGTTGACTTGGTCCGGTGCAAAGGCGAAGTGCTTGAAGAACCAGGGCTCGTTTATGGCCTCGTGCATCTCTTCCACATGCTCCAGCCTGCCATCCAAGTTCTTTACCATCACGAATTGCGCACTCGGGCAGGCCGGAACATCTACCAGCGATACTTCGGCTAAATCATAATCGGTTATACGGTTAGCTGAGACTTCTTCGCCATCGCTGCCCTTAATGGCTTCACGGACAGTCTTATAAACCTTGCCGCCGATAGAGAAACCAGTCAGGATGTTCTCCTGTACCTTAGTCCAGGCATTCTCACCGTCGGCGCTGCGGCTGATCTTAGCTCCGATTAGGACGCCTTTGTTATCATCATTGAACTCCAGATGGACGTTCTTGCCTACTGCCCGCTTGTTATCATGCTGCTCACGGATATTGCCGACCCATTTAGAAAAGGCTTTTTTAGAAGCCTCATAATCGACGATGTCGCCCTGGCGGTCCAGTTCTTCGACTGTGGCGTAGCCGTAGACTATCCGCTGCTCCTCATCGACTTTGGTAATCGGTATATTAAGCGTAAAGTTGCTCATCTATAAGCAATTGTGGGGCGAATCGCTAAATCGGTTGACCGGCTAAGAACCGTCCCAGAAATCGCTGGCAACCGTGCTTAGCACATCGTAATCAAGCCCGCATTCGCAATTGACATGGGCGGCGGGCATCAGGTCGCCTGATGAGAAGAAGGAATCTATCTTTACCGAACCGTCCCCGGCGTTGGCGATGCAGATGGCGCAGGGATTGGGGCCGAACAGCAGCCACTCTTTGGTCTTGACCCCGGCGCCCTTCATGACACTGAACTGGGCGTCATTCATCAGGTTGGCGGTTTCGGTATAGGCTATCATCCGGGCTCGGACTGAGGAGATATTAGCGAACTCATCTGTGATGTGCTTGGCGATCTCGGCATAGGTCATCCCGGCCTTGCGGTCGGCGACTATCAGCTTCGACAGCTGCTTACGCGTGGTAGTATCAAGCGTCGACTTGCTCAGTAGCTGAGTGGCCTTGTTATTCAGCATATTTATATAGCTCTCGCTGCGCAGGCTGAAATCGACGTCTATCTTATAATCGGCGTATATGCCGCTGACGCTGTCATTGACGACTTTGACGTACCAGGCTTCGACTAAGCTCTTATCGACCTTATCGGCGATCGAGGGCATATTGTCATAAAGATAAGCGTTCAGCTTAGCTACCTGGTCGGCCGATAGCTCCAAGTCGACACCCAGCAGCCTATCCTCCATCTCCAGCAGGGCTTTGGCGGTCCAACTGGCCTGTGACTCGATACCATCCCTGAAATCAGCTTCAAACCGCTTAAAAGCGTCAGTGGCTATCAGGGCGTCGAAATATGGGTTAGGCTCGAAATCGCCGCTCTCATCAGCGGCTTTGGCTAAAAAATCAGGGTTGCCCCGTATCCCGTCAATCGTCTTGCGGGCATAGTCTACATCGCTGCAGCCGTCCAGAGCCTTATTAAGCCTGTCAACAATGACCGGCTCCAGTACCGCGGAGCTGAACTTGCGCAGTTGCTTGCCGTCTTTTATCCGTTTGATGGCGTAGGTTTTGAACTTGCGAAGCTCATCATCGGCAGAAATGGTCTTAACCGGCTCATCATGGACATCCTCATACGTAACATTATCATCCTGCTCAGTCTCCGGCACAGTGTCGGCTACGAAGGTCGGGCTGCCCAATACGTAAGGCTGGTCCTGGCCGATCGGGTCAAGCCCCATTTCTTTACGGACTTCATCAATCGTCTGGATGCCCGCGCCCAGAAGAACCTGTTTGGTATTGGCATCGGCCAGCGCGTCACGGTCTTCCAAGCCCGTATACTTGAACTGCAGCTGTGGAAAACCTAAGTCTTCCTGGATAATATCGTTCCATATCTCAGCCAGCAGATTAGCCAGCGGTAGGATGCCGCGCCGCATGGTGATGGAGTTCTGCTCGCTACCAGTAGCTTTGTTAACATCCATGGTAAAGCCGATTTCCTGGGGCTGGATATCGAACATCGCGCACGTGACTTTCAGCAGCCAGTCATTGAAGTCCTTAAAGGCCATATCATCGCGCTTCTTAGTCGGCGTGTAGTCACCGGCGATGGCTTTGACCTTCGTTGTTTCCTCGGAATTGCCACTCATCAGGGCGTCGAAGTAGGTCATGAATTCGGTTATCTGGGTAGTTGACCAGGTCTCAGGCATCTTTAGGAAGCCCTCCGGCACGTTACCGGCAGTCAGATAATCCAAGTTATAAAGCGTGCCTTTGAGCGAGCTGGTAACTATCAGTATCAGGGATTCCAGCGGTGCCAGGCCATAAGGCGTGTCGGTCCGCGGGTTCATCATCTCGTAAATCATCTCGTCGGCCGTGAACTCGCCGGTTATCGACCCTCTGATGACCTGACGATAGGCTATCTCTGGAGGCTGCGGAGTATTGCCCATGGAATCGACCCGCAGTTTGATGGTCGAACCATCAACCGGCATGTAATATTGGATATCACCGCCGCGGCTGCGCTGTTTGTATAGTACCCCGGCATCCAATACCAGCAGGTCTTCAATCAGGGTATCTTGGAGTTCTCGGAATCGCATACGATAACCGCCGAGGTTCTTAAAATAAGCCTTCAGTAAATCAATGTCCTGGGTATAGTCAGTTTTATCCTCCGGATTTACCGGCACGATATCCCATTCCAGACTGGTTATCTGACGCTTTCTGGCATTGATACAGATACGGGATATCTCGTGTGTACGTGAAAACCGGCGCAAGGTGTCAAAACCGACTGAAGAGCCGGGCTTACGCCGCAGGCTACTGTCCTGCATATTAGTATCCAGCGCGGTGCGTTTGATAGCCGGACCGACCTGGTACGGACTGGTCGCCTTATTGATATCAGCTTTCGCGGCTTCCCTGAGATAATCAGCCGTAGCTTTAGCGATAGGTTTATAAACGGAGGCTTTGGCTTTATCT